TTTGAGCAACTTGTAGTTTAGCCTCATTATCCATTTGTTTAAGTTGAGCTTCAGCTTCAAATTTAGCTTTCTCCTGTTCGGCAGCAGCTTGTTGTTGTTGCATTTGCTGTTCCATTGCAGCTTCTTGCTGTTTTTTCATTTCATCCATAGCCTGTTCTAATACTTTCTCAGCTTCAGTCATTGTATCTGCTCTAAGTACTTTAACAACACCTAATAGATCTACACTTCCAGCTTGTAATGCAGCTTGAGATAATTGCTGTACAACTTGCTTCATAGCATCGTCCTTACCACTATCACCTACATAAACACCAAAGTCTTGTAAGGCAATGTCTGGCATTACGTTTAAGAATTTATAAGCACCATCACCTAATATCATTCCAGCTTTCTTTCCTCCAGCCCAAGCAACCTTCATAAGATTACATAATCTTTCTAAGATTCTTTGCTTAACTTCAGCATGAGAATAGAACCAGCTTTCAGTAATTGTAGATGATTGCATTACACTTCTCTGTACATTACCTACATACTCATACTTCTCTACAGCACCTTCTCTTTGTTTAGTTACACCAGATATTTGCCCAGCCATATCCTCTAGCATCACCTTAAGGTTAATTAATTGCTGTACAGATTGGGATAAAGTAAAGTCAATTTGTTGGAATTGATTAAACGAACTCATTTGATTACCCTCGTCTTTAGAATTAATTGGTATAATACCGTCTGTCTTTAAGTGATAAAGAACTTGTTGAATATCCATACCTACATTAGTTGGTAATTGAGCTACATCATATACTACAGCCTTACCACCTGAACGAGCCATAGCAAGTTCTATTTGGTAGACAACAATATTATAAAGCATTTGCACGTTATCTAATAAGTCGATAATAGAAGCAGGAGAACCTGTAGTATTACCTTTTACACAACCTACATAAGATAATGGAGTTTTTCCTGGATCATCTACGCTTCTCACTTGATTATCTCTTCGTCTAGCGTTAACTAGAATCTTACCACCTATCTTAGTAGCCTCCCAAATATCATCCACCCATTTGTTTTCGATCTTATCACCTTTTCTTTTTCTATAAGTATCTTTTACCATCTTTCTAAATGGTCTTGCAGGATCATACTTATTTTCTGATAATTTAAACTTAATACTTCTTAGTGATTTCCATTCAGCAGTTACCACTCTTATTCTAGTTTCTTTACCATGTCCAGCATCCACCCATTCAAAGCCAGAGTTATAGTTATTCATATCGCCACCAGCATATACATTACGCATCTTATCAAGCTCTAATAAATTCTCAGTAGTTAATCCTTCTTTAAATTCGTCATTAATCTCATTAACAGAAAGCCATCTCTCTTCCCCCACCCAAGAACAATCGTCTAAGTAATCTGAATGAGAAGATGTATCGAATATTATATTTCTAGGATCCACTCTTCTTACATATGGGTCTCCATTTTGTATGTTTACTTTATGAAATTCTTTTGCAGTTACAAGTAAATCTCTAAATCCTTCTTTAAATACATCTCTAAGATTATATCTATTAGATAGGTATTCTAATCCGTCCTGAGTAGTTTCTTCTATCATCTCGCGATAGTTATACTTCATATAAGTCTCAATATCTTCAGGTACAGGGATTCCCTGTCCTTGTTCCTTGACATCTATCTTCATTGTTTCCTTCATCTCAGCATGAAACTCATCAAGTAATGATTTCATCATCAACCCCACCTTATGATCATGCTTTCTGATTACAGCAGATTTATTCACTGTAGTTACCTTCATATCGATAGGTCTTCTTAACTCCTCTCCAATTAATAGGTCGATCTTTGGAGTGATAATAGGATAGTTAACTAGTCTGGCTGGATATGTTAAACCATACTGCTCTGTAATATATTTGTAGTCAGATTGATTTATCGAACCATTATATACCTGATAGTTTTTAATATCCTTAGCTCTTGAAGAGGCATAAGATCCTCCATCAGTACCCATATAACTTACTATAGCGTCGAGAACTTGCTCGCACCATTCGTTATTCTTGTCTTTGTCTCCAACTACCATCGAAGGCATTGATGTGTATTTTTTAGCCATAGTTTTATTTTATTTCTATCGGAGTTCCGTTGTACCCCATTTTATAATATTTAAATCCCATATCTTCTACTTTCTCCCTTATAGACGCTTTCATCCTATAATTGTCAATATTATGAATCAAACAAAGGCCAAACGCCATAGCACGATCCGTATTTTGTAATCCATAATTAGCAAGTTCATCTATCAAGTCTATAAACCATATATCTTGAACGCTTTCTCTTAAGTAGTCATCTATTAAATCTTCTAATAGTGCCTTTACTTGCTTATTCATATGCACACCATATGTATTTTTAGTTTTCGTTCCAGGGTTATGTGCAGACTCTGGTTTTTCCTTTAAGTACTTCAATGCATTCATGCGCTTAAAGTAATCTAAAATACCTATCTTTGTATATTCCACCAACATCTTAGCGTTATAGTACACCGCTAATTTCAGGCAGCCATCCCAAAAATCTTCCTTCTTCTTAGGTCTATCAGTGTATTCAGCCACCACGTAATCACTTGGCATATCTGTGTTTGCAAATCTACGATAAATTATCGCACTACCCAAGGAATCTGAGGCTCCAGCTTGATCTTGGTCATAAGAATCAATTCCACCTATGTCTAAATGCTTATATTCCTTCTCAGGATGAGCTAATATTTTAAAAGGACCAGTTGGATGAGGCCTCCATGTTACTACAGGATCTCCTTCTCCTAATTGCCAATCTAAGAAGCCACTTTGTATTTGACTTCTATTATCTTTACTTGAAAGTATCCTCGATCTCTGTGCGTTTATTAATGCAATATCAAATCTTGCTGAGTGTGTATTAAGGAATGCTTCCTCTACAGTTAATGGGTAATTTTGTATGTGTAAGTTATATGCTTCGTTATCTCCAGATTTCTGTATACTCTCTCTATCTGTTATAAGTTTTTCTCTAGCTCCTTTCTCGTCTTCAGCTCCAGTGTTAATATCAAAGAACCCATAGTAAGCTTTTGATGCTGGAATAAACATAGGGATTAGATTATAAGCATCATGACTATAATACATATCCATAAAATCTTTAGATGCTTTAGATATATCACCACCAGTACCACCGACAATAGGTACACCAAATTGAACATCACCATCCATAAAGCAAGCTTTAGATGACATGTATGCGTTCTTGAGTTTCTTAAATTCCCCAGCTTCTTCAAATATCATCAACGAAACCCTTTCTCCTTTAAAGACTTCTGGATTATCCATTGTTCTACATATGATATTAGACTGATAACCACCTACCATCCTTATTCTTCTGTTTATATCCAGATCTCATTATACCATCAGTGTCTTTTAATACTGAGTGTTTAAAGTTTGGATGTATACCATTAAGTCCTTTTCTAGTCTTATCAAAGAATGCGTCTGCTGTAACTTGTAATCCTGCAGCTACACCAACGTCATTAAAAGGATAGAATGTATATTCATGAGCTACAGCTCCAGAGTTCATATAAGAGAATCCCTTATCCCTAGCTTTAATAACAATCATGCCTTTTCCTTCCTCTTTACATAATTCTATAGTATCAAAATACTCATGATCCATAGTTCTGTACCAAGGATGTATTAAGTTCTTACGATTACCAGACGTTCCATCATTACCTAAGATCATATAGTAATTAAGGTAGAAATAATACTTACCCGAAATCTTATTAAGCCCTTTAGGTTTAAAACCATTCAAACATCTATCAGTCTCTTGAGCCCAATACTCTTGATAAGCTACAGAGTCAGGATTTAATTCAGGATGTCCTACGTTTGGTATAGGACGATATCTCTGTGGATCAAATTTTATCTTACCCATATCTTAGTCTCTTTGTTTTTCCCAGTCCAAATGCTCCATTCTTTTTCTCTCTTTTTTCTTGCTTAGCATGATACTTGTCTCCCAAGTCTACACCATGTAGTTTAATGGCTAAGTCATTATATTCATCAGCTCTTTTCAAGTCAGCCATCTTATAAAACTTAGTATATCTCTTAAATAGATAGTCTAAATCGTGTTTGTTCTTCTTTTCAGCCATTACATTTCTTTTATTTCCTTCCTTCTTTCTAAAAAGGATAGTCCCTTATTACCAACTATCTTCTGTCTCTCACCCCTTCGATCAATAGCGTCTAATAAGGATTGTCTTGTCTTTAATATCTTCTCAACCCCAATCATTAGCTTCTGTAATAGTTCTGCATTCTCCTCATCTAAGTGCATCCCGTCTATAAGAGCTGTAAACTGATTAATCTTATTATTAAAAGCTATAAGCTGTTCATCTAAAGGATCGAATTGTAGTTCAGTGTATTTTGCACATGCAGCCATCACAGAAACATCCTTAGCTCCTTTCCAATTAAATGTATCGTATAAGTCTTTAGAAACAGCTTTGATTCTCTCCCCTTCAATATAATGCCTATAAGGGCTTTCGTAGTCGCTGACCAGAGCCACCCACTTGAGGGCCGTAGGCCCGAATTTTTCTTTCTTAATGAGTGTAAGAAATTCAGGTACTCCCGTGGTGCCGTCATCGTCTTTAAATATGTCTCCCTTCCTGTTTAGCTTTAATAAATACATTATTTGTACTTTAGTGTTAGTTTAAATAAAAAAATTATAGGACTTATGAAGTTAGAGTTATAATCTGATTCGAATAACTGATCTATAAGATATGTGGGATTATCCTTTACACACCAAGAAGATTCTAGAACATTAAAACCATTCTTCCTGCATTTGGCTTTTATAAACTTCTCGTCTTCTATCAACTCGTCTAGCTCATCATAAACCTTTTCTAAAAAGAATTTATCATCTACACTATACACTCTGCCTTGTTCCCCGTTTACTTCTCTCATTTTATTAAAGATGATGTTTGTGCTCCAAATATCTTACTCAATATACCCTGTATATCAGGAACATTATTAATATCATTAGATGCTGATTGAAAAGGAACCTTGTCTTGTATAGAAAATAGTTCCTGCTTTCTTAAGTTTATAGCATCAACTGAATCTTTAGCTATCATACTTTTATTAAATAAATCAGACTTAGCTTGTATTGTTTCTTTATCAGAAGATCCTGAACCAGCCCAGTGATTCTTTAACCAGAAATCCTTTGTAGATTGTTCACCAGACCATACCTTACTAAAATTAGATGAAGGATGCTCTCTGTGATATCCTAAGAATAACATTTTTTGTTGCTCAGCACTTAAACTACTAACATCGGCACTTTTTTTCGAATCCCACATCTTATCTAACCAGACAGGTATATCTTTTTTATTTCTCGTTAAGTAAGCATGAGTTCTATTAACTGCTATATTACCCCCCATTCCATCTCCCACTTCAAATTGAAACAATCCTCTACCAGGACCTCCTCCTTTTTGTTTAGCATCACCACTCATTCTCTGAGCTGGACCCGTCTCATGAAAAGAGATGTAGTCCATTAGCTGATTATATTGTTTAGACGTACCCCCTTTCTCTTTAGAGAGAAGTTGTAGCATCTCTTCTAGTCCGATTTCTCCCATTAGAATCTCCCTCCTTGTGTGTATTTTCTCATTTTCATTCCATTATTAGCCTGTGGTAATTGTCCTTGTGGTAATTGTGAAGCAAACTTCTTTCCAAATGCTTCTAACTGAGCTAAAGCTATCATATCAGTGGCTTGTTTTGCATATGACTCTGTTTGCTGTGGCATTACCTGTGGTTGTGGTTGTTGCATCACTTGTTGTTGTGGTTGAGGTATAACACCTCCATTATCATATTGTCTTGCAAACTCACCAAACATACCTCCATGACCAAAAGATGTAACGTTCTTAGATAGATAAGGATTTAATTCAAGCAATTGATTAGCATCCATATTACCCATAGTATCTTCAGATCCTCCTCCTGTACCACCAGCACCTTTTGGCACTGACACATCTTGCATACCACCACCATAACCACCAGCATTATTAAGATTAGAATAATAGTCTGTAGCATATCCAGTAGGATTAAACCAAGAAGATTGTTCGTGAGATTTATATGGATTCTTTTGCCACTCCTCCACTAAAGGACCTCCTGGAACATTAGGACGTGGCTTATTACCTACTATTGGGCTATCACTTGTATCTTCTAATAACTTACTTAAGTTCTTTGCTTCTTGTGTCTGATTTCCTGTATACATAATTATTGGTGTTAGTTTTCACAAAGATACATAATTTTATTTATTTTTTTTTATTTATGAGTGAGTATGGTTATTATTAATATTTTTTATTTTAGTGAGGGAGTTATACTATATGCCTAAATCCCCATCCCCTTTTCAAAACTTTGGACACCCTCCCCTAGTTTTCCTTTTACTATTTACAATAACTATTAATTAATACATACATATACTATGCTAACTATTATCATTACAACTATTATTGCTTACCTACTATTTACATAT